CTTCTGAAGGTAGCTGCCTGTAATCATATCATCAGGCCGTATGCCTGTCAGTCGAATGTCGGTTGTCTGTTGCTTCGGAGCCTGCTGCTGTACCAATCCGCCACCAGCCGTGGAGCCTGAGAATCCGCCGCCAGCCGATACACCACCTCCGCCGCCTACATTGGATACAGAGCCACCACCGCCGAATGACTGCGAACGGATAGCAGAGACGCGAGCCGCACCAGCAGCAATGGCCGCACCTGCCGCAGCGATACCAAGCGCCGGCCCGATGATGGGAATACCGGCCAGAGATGAGTAGGCTTTCTGTGCGCCTTCATAGGTAGAGAGAACCGTCTGGCTGATAGCCGCCGCCTTGCCGATGTTAAACATCGTCTTTGATCGACTGCTCATCAGACTGATAAGGTTGGAGAACATGCCGTCCATGGCAGACTTGCGCGCCTGCGACTCAGCCTGTGCCAGCATGATTCGCTGCTCAGATGCCGCTTGTTCTGCCTGAATGTCCTGCTGACGGAACCACTCGCGCATTGCGTTGACTTGCGCCTGCGCCTCGCCTTCCCGTTCGAGAAGAGCGAAAATCTCTTCATCCGTTGGCCCCATCGGGGCAACCGGAGCCGCAGCCGTAGCAGCCGCACCAGCGCCAGACGGAGCCGCACCAGTACCAGTTGCCATCATCGTCGCGTGAACAGCCTCACGCTTGCGGGCTTCTGCTGTCTCTACCGCAGTGGCGTTTGCGTCCCATATAGCCGCAATCTTCGACATGGTGTTGCTCGTCAGATTCACGGTGTCTGTGTGCAATTCAGACATGATCTGCGCCGCGCCCTTGAAGTCACCGCTGATTGCCGCAACCGTCGCCGCTGCAATGCCGCCTATGGCATTGCCGATACCTTGCAGCGCAGCAGATACGGTAACCGCTACAGACACGACGCCTTTCAGAATGGCCACTACGCCATCTGCCGCACTCGCCATCTGGTCGCCGTTGTCTGCCGTGGCGACCATCTCATTGCCGAGGTTGTTCAGGGCAGGGAGCAAGCCCTTCATAACCTGGTTGCCGAATCCCTGCGCCGCACCCTTCAGAATGTCGATGTTGTCATTAAACTGGCCAGCCGCATCAGCCACATCGCCTGTCAGCGTAACGCCTAGCCGGTCAGCCTGATCTGTCAGTGCGCTGATTCCTTCGCGACCCTGGTTCAGGAACGGTACCATATCGGCACCTGACTTCCCGAAAATATCCATGGCCATCGCTGATTTCTGCGCGCCATCCTGCATCGTGCTGAACTTGTCAGCAACGTCTAGCATGACTTCGGTGGAGTCGCGGAGGCTGCCATCGGTATTCGTGTACGCGATGCCGAGCCGGTCAAACGCCATGCTTGCCTGCGCGGAGCCGTTGGCCGCATCGAACATGGACTTGTTCAGGAACTTCATTGAGCCATCAAGTGCATCTGCACCGCCTACGCTGAACTTCATGGCGTAGCCTAGGCGCGTGTATTGCTCGACGGTAATACCAGCAGCCGCAGCGGCTTCACCAGCGGAGTCGGCTGCGTCAATGCTTGCCTTAGCCATTGCACCAGCCGCTACAGCCGCAGTCGCTATAGCAGCAGCAGCAGCGGCAGCGCCAGCCTTGAGGCCAGCCATCCCGCCTTCTGCTTTCTTTCCGGATTCTGTCAGGGTGTTTAGGTCGCCGCTTGCTGACTTAGCCGACGTTGAGTCAACAGCAACAACCAGCTTCGCGTATTCGGTCATGTCTGCTGACTCCTCAAGTGCGCCTCATCAAGACGGCGGATGCAATCGACTTCAAACGGCGTTAGCCGCTCTCCGGTCATCTGTTGATACGCCATCATTTCCGAGTAGCTGGCGCTTCCTGCATTCTTCAGCGCCACGAAGATGCGCCAGATGTACTCTGCGCCTTCCGGGCATTTTGGCGCGTTTTCAAGCTCTTTCGGGATTCGCCCAAGTGACTTTGCCACATGATTCAGCGATTCCCTTCGGCTGATTTTCTGGTCTTTCGGTATGCCATCGAGCCAGAATTGATGATTGGCATACTCAATCAGACCATCAATCAGCCCTTCATAAAATTTCTGCGAACCGTGAAGAACGCATCAACTTGCGCACGAATAGCCGGACTGTCGGTGTACAGCTTTCGCACGGCATCAGCCGAGAACTCAACCCCGTCAATGCCGCGCCAGCCTGCGGTAATAGCGACGGTAAGGTCTAGTGCAATGTCCTTGTCGTCATTAGCTTTGTCCAGCCGCTTTCGGTTGAACTCAAGAGATGCATCGCGGAACGTCTTGGAGTCAACGCCACGAATCAACAAGAATGCGCCGGTAGGCTGTCCACTAACCGGGTGCATGATTTCCATCTCTGCGCCTTCTTCATGTGCTGGCGCGGTAAGCAGGTCGTCAAACTTCATGCTGATTCCTCGTTATAGGGTGGCCGTCCGTGGCCTGTCGGGTAAGCCTTAGATCGGGTTGCGCGTGATGACGATGTTGCTGGCGTCAACGCTGTCATAGATTGCTTGGAAATCCATGCTGATGGTCACGCTGCCCTCACCGGATACGTCTGGCTGGCCGCTGGTGTACTTCAGCTTGGGGATGTCGATCTTGAACGTGTTGCCGGCCGGGTCGGTCAGCGTGATGTCAAGCGAAGATTCCGTCTCATTCTGGAACTTCGTTAGCATCGCCTGATCTTCGAAATACACCGTGATGCTGCCAGTCACGTTGCAGCGACCGATAGACGGGCGCAGCGTGGTAGCAGAGCCGACAACAAACTGAGGCTCGATTCCATTTTCCAGCGTGATCTCTGCCTCAGTTACCAGCGCGATAGGCGAACCGCCCTCGCTGATAGTGGCCGTGAAGGAATCGAACTGGCAGGTGTCAGTCAGAACCGAGTAAGTAGACGACGCGATAGCCGTCTGCGCAATCGACTGATCTTTGCCGATGAATCCGAACGACACGCCTACCATGCTGTTTGGCGCGATGCTGATGGACATCGTGTTCACTTCGCAGCCGGTGTAGCGGACGTACTGCGTAATATCCTGGAACGTGCGCTCAATCGTAAACGAGCGACGGGTCGTGCCAGCCTTGAGAACGTCGGCTGTCCAGGTTCCGCACATTGCGGCCTCAATCAGCTTATCGTACTCGCCGTATGCCAGTTCGCCCTCAATGTCACCGCCGACTGACTTGTTGCCGTGGCGGAAGCAGGTAATCTGTCGGTCGCCTCGGATTTCCTCGGACTCTACGGCATCTTTCGAGAGGCCGATATTGCAGGAATTATTGCGCAGCGTGGTGAATGCTGGCGTTGCCGGCGTGGTGCCATAGGTTACTTCAGCGATTGCAGCGAGACGGTGCCGGCTGCCGGATGCGATTGCCATTGTGTTTCCTCCAGTCGGCAAGGTTGCCGGGTCGATTATACCTTGTTTCGTCGCGCCGCGTTAGCCACGATGGATTCAATGCGGGTGAAGTTGGCGCGCACCATGGCGTAGGGCGGCGACTGTGTAGACCAGCCTTCTTCCAGTCGCTTGATGTACGGAAGGTTGTTTGACAGATACGTTACCGTCCCTACGCCACCAGCGTTCTGTTGAAGCTCTGACAGCGCAGACGACTCGCTACGATTGTCTAGCTCACCACTAGCTGGTGATCCGGTTGTCGTCTGCCAGTTCCCCCTAGCGCGTCCGGTATCAACTGGTGTTGCCCTGATAACGCTACCAAACAACTCAAGCGTAACCATGCGTACCGTCTTATCGAGCGACTCGCCAGCCTTGTTGGCAAATGCCGCTATGTCAGCCGAGAACGTCATACAGAACGCGCCTCATGAGCATACCAGCCTATGCTGATAATCGTCCTTAGCCATCCGTCTTCATTACGCGGGCCGGATACGCTGGTGCCGTCAATGCGAACCGTGAAGCTGTTGTATGTCTCGGAATGCCCACGCTGAAAGTGCGTAGCGATCAAGTCTGCCTGCAACAGCATATCCCCTAGCCCGATATTGGTCGGGTACATCAGGTCAATTTGCAGGATGCCGGATTGTCGGTCGAATCCCGTACCCCCAAGCGAGGCCGCGTCATTCTCTGCCGGCAGGAACCAGATTCGCGCATGATGCTGGCCAGCGGTCGGCGTCTCATCCTTGTTCGGGTAGAAAGTCGTGATGCCGAAGTTCCCGGACAGGTATCTTGTCACCAATGCCCCATATATGTCGGCCAGCTTCATTTTCTCACCTGCACACGATAGGCGACCGGCGTACCGGCAGGGTTAATAGGCTCGATGGCTACGATAGCCGACGATTCAGACATGGCAGGTTCAGTCAGCAGCGTGCCGTTCCAGTCCCGCATAGTCGATACGTATGTTCGCTCGAAGTGCGTGCGGTCAGATACAAGGGTTGCGCTGAATGCGTCGCCTGCCTGAGTTCCGCCAGCGCCTGCCACTGATATTCCGCGAACATCAATGCCGAGAGTTGAGCCATGGAAAAGCCCGCCGAGAGGCGCGAATACCTGCTTGTCTACATTGCCGGATGCGAAGTGAACCGTCACGTCGCCAGACTGGGCGTGAATTGAGACGCCTATCTGCTCGCCGAGTGCGCCAGAATAGACTGTTCCGTATGCGCTGCCGTTTGCGATGACAGTCCATTTCCCGGTAACAGTAGAGTACCTGACGCGAAGTGCATCACCTCCGCTGCCTTCGCTGATGATGATTTCAGCAAGGCCAGACGACGGAAAACTTGTGCTGAGTGTATCAATCCTGAACTCCACCGCCCGACGATGGCCGTCCCATGTCGTTGTGTCGAATGTCTGTACACTGCGTGCGGAGTAGGTGGTAAACGAATCAACACCGACAGGCGCTGTCTTGGAAACAGTCTGTCCTGATACTTCAGCATTGCTCGGAAGATTGACTATATAATGCGCCCCAGGCTCAAGCCCGATTGCATAGCCAACGAATGGCGCATCTTGGAGCCTATCACTCATCATCGGCTCAAACGATGAGTCAACAACGAAAAACCTGTCTCCAACTTGAACGCGAGTGCCGTCAATCAATGCTTGATTGATAGGGATTTCCACGCCGACAGTATCGATCGTTGCCGTTGTGCGGCTCGTATCCATGCCGGTGATCGGATTGAATACAGACGTGACGCGCTCGAACGTGACCGACTTGCCGAACTTTGTCAGCAGTCGTGTCGCTGTATCGGCCATTCGGTCATAAAAGGCCATCACGCCCTCACAAGGAATAAGCCGGAGCGAGCAAGCAACAGGTTTACCAGCGCGGCAGACTCGCGGTCTTTCTGCACCTTTATGCTACTGGACGAACCAGCCGCATAGGAAACGGAGACAGCACCAGCGACGGATTCTTGCGTAACCGGCCCTTGCTGTTGCGTCGGGTTGAACGGGTCGTCACCTGCATTGATTTCAAGCGTGACGGCAAGCTGCGCATTGATAACGTGACGTGGTATCTCGTCATGTCCCCATGAGAAGCCTT